TTGTAGACGGCCTCTTGGCCTTTCTGTTGCTGGCCTTGCCCGCCTGCACCATTGCCGCTGCCACCACCACCACCGCCGCCACCAGCCGCATCGAATGTGCTCATCATGCCGCCAGCACTGCCGCCACCGCTCGAGCTGCCGCCGCCTTGCTGCATCGTGGAATTGGTCTGGCTGTCTTTCTGCAGCAATTGCATCCGCACGGTCTTGTCCTGCGGCGCGGACCAGAAGCCGCCATCCTGCGTCATGTGCAATTGCTGGAAATCGCCGCGCCCGCGAAACATCGCGGTATCGCCCTTCTCCAATTTGTAGAGACGGTGACGGCGATCATCCATGTTGCCATTGACCGGATAAGAGCGGTTGCCTCCCATGAAGCTAGTAAAGGTTTCCGCGCTGGCTTGGATTTTTCCCATGGCGTCTTTTTCGGCATCGAACACCACGGACGTAAAGCCGTAATTCTGCGGAGACTGAACGCCCTTGCGCGTCTCGTTGGCCATGAAGTTGCCAGCGCCCTCTTGCATCAGCTTGGTATCATCGACCTGATCGATGACGCTCGGTGAGCCGCCAGAAAAGAAGCCGCGCAGCGCGGTATTGAGCGGCGTTTGCCGGTGCATTGGTCTGCACTCCTATACTGAGATCGTTGTCGGTGGATTGGTTGTCGGGACCGTCGCCGATGTCGGCGTTGCGCTGCCGCCGAATGTCGGCGTGCCACCCACGTCGAAATTCTTTCGGCCAAGCAGGAATTCAGGATTGACGCATGTCAGCGTCGTGATCGTGCCGCGCTTGTCGTCCTGCGTGAAAACGACTTGCTGGATTGCCATGTCGCAATCCAGCATCGCCATCGGCGAGTAGACGTGAACCTGATCGCCTTCATGCCAGAGCGTCTGACCGTCGCGGAGCCAGCCTTGCACGGTAATGGTCGCTTGAATTTGCGAGCCGTCGTGCCACATCTTTTCGAAGTCCGCGCGGTGCTGCAGCTCGGCGACGGTGCGAACCGATTCCTCCATCGGCGTGATCAGCTTGCTATAGAGCGGCGCAACGTCGCTCGTTGCCGTCGCCCTCATTTCGCTGGCAGCTGAGCCGTTGAGATCGTCGCTGGCCTGACCGTGCCCATCAACATCGTGCACCGCAAAGACTTGCTCGTTGTTGATGATGCACTGCATTTCCTTGATGTTCTTGCCCTCGACCAATCCGCTGACGGCTGGATAGTCATGGTCGCCGATAATCAGGAAATTGCCGAAGGCATCGGCGGCCAATAGACAGCCGCGCACGCGCGCCAGCCGCTCGAGGAAGTCCCAAACCGTTTCGCCTTTCCCGGCCTGACATTGCTGAAACGGCGTCATATCGACGCCGCCGATTGTCTTGACGCCGACGCCATAGGCACCAGCGACCTTCGTGGCGATTGAAACGAGGTCTTGGTTATCGAAATTGCCGTCAGGCGTATCGACGCTCGATTTGGCTGCCTGCGCCGAATAGCTCTTGCCGATGAGCATCACGCCATGGCTGTTCGCATTGTAGGCAACTTGCCGCACTTCAATGAAGCCGGTGATCGCCAGCTCGCCCGCCAGATAGATCGTGCATTGGTCGCCCGGTTTGAATTGCAGCTTCGTCCAATTGGGGAACGTGTTCGGCAGGTTGAAGATCGGATCACGCTCTGCCGCGCTGAATTGGAAATAGGCATAGGCGTCGCCCCAATTGCGACGCACCATGACGAAATCCCAATCCTCGAAGCGCAATCCATGCACTACGAGGACGGCAATCTCTTGCGGCTTTGGCATGGCAAATTGGAGTCATGGACTCCATTATGGTTTCGGGAATGGCTCGCCGACCGGCTGGATGGTGCCCGCGACTGCCTCGCCCGCAACGAGCGACATATCGCAAACGGTGATCAGCTCGCGCACGCCCGCGCCGAGATTGGCGTCCGCGGTCGCGGTGATCTGCACCTGACCCGTTGGCCCGACCGGCGTCACGGTGACAATCGAGCTATCGACGCTATCGACCTCGACCTCGGCCAAGGTTTCGTCCGACGAGGCCCACGTGATCGGCCCATCGACCTTCGCGGGATTGCCCTCGGCATCAACGTAGGTGACTTGCATTTTGACGGCGTCATCGATCGGTAGCGTAAACATGAAGCGATCCCCTTTCGCGGTGATAGAAAAGCGGTGATAGGTGAGAGTGAGCACCGCCAGGATTGGCGGCGGTTCTTCGACTTGAACAATCTTCAGCGGGCTCGTGAAACTGATTTCAATCCGCTGATGTGCTGCACCGCTCACGAAGACAAGGCCTCGCCGGTCAGCGGGCAGAATGCGGGATGCACGATCTTGTTTTCGGCGCGCAGCTCGTCGCAGCGCGAGGCATCGTCATAGAGCTTGTAAGCCATGACCAAGCTCGGCAGCACCTTATAGAATTGATATTGCAGCATGCGTGGCAGCGGCAGCGCGGTTTGCACCAGATGATTGGTCAGCGCACCATGCAGCGAGATCAACGCTTGAAAGGTCGCCTGATCCATATCGTCGGCGGCGATCTCCTCGGCATCCTGAAACGGCTGCAACAAGGTCGCCTTCAGCGTGTCCACGTCCTGACGGCTGACGAACGTCATGGCCGCAATAACTTCTGCAATCGTCGCGAGACAGAGCTGCACGCCCGCATTCTTGACCAGCGCGCCGCCCAGCGTCGTCACCGTTTCGCTGTCAACCTGTTCTCGCACCGCCTCGAGCTGCGGCCACGTGATGCCAGCTAGCCGCGCCTGCACAAAGCAGTTGTCGAGTGATGGCCCCAGCGCCTCGTTGGTGCACAGCACGCGAGCATTGGCGCGGGTGTCGCCGACTGCGGTGCGAACATCAACACCGCTCGGCCCCTGCGAAGGCACGAACGAGATCAATAGCGCCAGCATGCGGTCGATGATCGGTGCCGCTTCGTTCACGTCGGCCCGTTTCATATCGATGTCGTTCCGTTGCTCGTCGGCAGGCCTGTGCCGATGGACGGATCGGGCGGCGCGAGCTGTCGCTGCACTTGATCGCGCAAAGCCTGCGCCGCCTGCGCTACCGCCGTCGATGTCAAGACGCTGCTACTGGGATCAAGCAGCGGATCGAGGCCATACTCGAGAAACGTGATGTCGAACGTGCAGTAGCCGCCGAAGCGTTCTTCCTCGGTCATGCGATAGCGCGTAACGACAACTTCCTGCGACGGCTGCGTGTTCAATTGCAGAACACCAGGTCCTTCCTGTTCCAGTGCATTGATCAGCGCATCGCGCGGGACGGTGTAGTCAATCATAAACAGGTCATCGTCGTCCCGCTGATAGGCGACGCAGTAGGCGCGAATGGTGAACTCGCGCGCGTGCCGACCCATGTCCTCGGCATAGGGAATATCTTTTTTCGGAAACTCATGCTCGACAATGCGGCGACCGCTCTCGCGCGAATTGGCCTCGACGTGAAAGCGCGCACCGTTAAAGGACGCAGGCAGCCAATGCAGGTTGCGCCAATTGTTGGTTGGTCCGACGTGCCAGATATCGCTCATATCGATAACGTCTCCGGCCCTTTTCTCGCGGGCTCCATCTGGGTCTGGCGATTGATTTCAACATCCTTGAAGATGCCGCCGCCCTCGGCTCCGACCTTCGTGCCCTTCGGACCATTCACATCGACGGTGATCTTGCCGGTGCCCTCGATCTTGCCGTTGGAAGCCTGCGATGTGTCGAGTTGTTGCCGGTCAGCGGCAAACCTTTGCGCGCGTTTCTCAATCGCCGCGCCCCATCCCCGCTCGAATGATTCATGCGTCTGCGGCCCGCTCATACCGGGATAGGGATTGCCCGCGATGTTGGTCATCGTGCCGCGCGAATAGAAGCCGCGACCTTGCTGATGCATCATGTAGGTTTCGGTAGGTGTCGGCTTGCGGCCATACTTCTTTTCGAACCAAGCGTTGTTGCTCGCCGCAACCGCTGCCGCCGCTTCGGCGTTGGTCTGCGGATTGTAGATATCGCCGCGCCCGCCAAGCTCGACTTGATTGATCTGAAACAGCCCCTTGTATTGCGTAGCCCTGCCGCGATTGCTTCTTGGATTGCCGCCGCTTTCGATATCGGAGATGGCTTTCCAATGCGCCTCATCCATTCCAGCCGTGCCAGCGGTCGAGCGGATTGCTTCGTTGACCGCGCCACCTCCAGCGATATGGCCGCCAGCACCATGCGCGCCATCTGCCGCCGCTGGCGTACCGCCTGCGCCTGCGCCCGTGCCCGCGCCAACGTCGCTTCCATTCGGCACGCCGCCGCGACGAAATGTATAACCCTTCAACGCAAACTGAGATTCGAAACCACGTCCTTGATTGCCACCGAGTCCGGTGAACGTGCCGCTCTTCGCGTTGACGCCTTCGACGATTGTGACGTGACTGCCCGTCGCTCCAGTTCGCACGCCACGGTCAGCAACCGCGATGTCGCCGGGTTGCACATCTCCCGGTGCGACAGGCGTACCCCAATTGCGCCAGTTGGATGCGACCGCTGCGCCTTTCGGTGGCGTGCCGCCGACCGACTTGACGACAGAGGCCGCAAACTCACCGCACCAGTTGCCCGCCTTCGGATAGCCCTGTGAGGCCATGAATTGCGAGACGGCATTAGGGCCGCCATGCAGCGCGACGGATCGAGCTTTCGCCAAGATGTCGCTAGGAACGGCAGGATCGCCCGCTGGCCCGCTCTGCGGCCCTCCTGTCTCTCCACCCGTCGAGCTGCCATACGGCGCACCACCGCCGCCGCCATAGCCTCCGCTGCCACTGCCGCCGTAGCTTCCACCACCACCGCCGCCCAGTACGCCACCGAAGCCACCGCCGCCGCCGAATGGCCCATAGCCGTAATTGCCGCCCGCGCCATAGCCACCGCCGCCGCGGCCCGTGACATAAGCGGCGTTCTGCAGAAGCGGATTGCGACCAGCCCCGCCGCCCGTGTAACTCATCGGCGAATAGCCGCCCTTGAGGGCATCAATCAATTCATCGTTGGATTGCTTGAGCTGCTTCTGCGCTTCGGTGTTCTCTTCCGTCGCCTTGCCCTGCGGCCCTAGCAAGCCTCCCTCTTGGTGAGTCTGCTTGCCCAAGCCGAATTTCTCAAACGGCTTGGCCAGCGACTCTGCGGCCCGCTTTGGTTCGAGCGCGGTTTCAATCTTCACGATGAATTCGTGGATTTCCTTGGTGACTTCTAGCAATAGTTTTGCGCCAGCGATTGCGGGCGCGAAAAAAGGCTGCTTCACCAATTCGATGATCGTTGACCATTCGCCGCCGATCTCACCGACCAGATTGGCAAATTCCTCACCATCCTTGAGCCGCTGGCGCGTAAGGGCCTGCTCTTCTTTCGAGTCCTCGGTGAGCTTCCGGCGTTGAGCAATCGACTCGTCCCAGAGCTTCGACGCGAAGAGATTGGCCCGGTTGGTCGCCTCTTGGAGATTGTAACCCAGCCGCAGCGCATTATTGAGAACCGCTTGGCGAGCCCCCGCGAGAGCGTTGTATTCGGCGATTAGATCGCCTTGCTTCGCGGCCTCTTGCATCTGCCCGAGAAACCGCCCCATCGCCGCTTGCGCTTGGGGAGTTGGCCCTGCCTGATGCAAGAACCATTGGCGCATCTCGCTGCCCTGGCGCGACATATCGGCTATCGCCCCCGACATGCGCTGAATATTAGCT